GCGTCAGGCTTGTCCTTCGCGAACTGAAGAAATCCTTTAATGGTCAAATCAATCCGCTTACGCGGTTGATTCCTGTTGCCATTAAAGACAATGAAATCTTCAGGGGTTAAATCGAATGTCTTGCGAGCTTCATTCTTGTCAATCTTGAAGAAATTGTCATGATCGATTCCATGAGGAATAACGTCGCAAGGTAGTTCGCAGCCAGCTTTCTTTACCTCTTCTAATCCGAACGCTGTATATGTCCCCATGCCATCCCATTCCGCAGCCGGTGCAAAGACTTCAGGGAAAAAACCGTAGCTATCCACTGGGAAGTAGACATACCACTTGAATCCCAGCTCATCTTTTAAGGGCTTGGCTGCCTCCCACAATTTATTTGCCACCCAAATATCATTAACAACAAAAACAATGTCGGGTTTCTCTTGCGAGATTACTTCTCGGATGCGATGCGTTCCAAACGGGTCACTTCCGCCGTTCTGCGCTGGGTAAAGCCTGTAAGGCAAATCATGAGGGTCACCCCAGTAATTCACTGCCAAAGCAACCACTTCATGCTCTGTGGCTAAAGCCTTCAGCACATTTTCAGCGACACGACCAAAACCAGTCTGGATAGCGCAATCGCCACAGTAGAGAATTTTTGCCATGCAAATTTGATGATCTGCGCCATCTTAAGGCTCATCTCAAACCGGGACGTTCATGCCAGCTCCTCTCTTGTATTCAACTGAACAACGACAGTTGCTGCGACATTCACAACGCTGCCCAGGCAATGGCAATCCACCGATAGCAACCATTCCTCGCGCTGCATAACGCAAGCAGTCATCACAATGAGCCGCCTGTGGATCAAGTCGTCGCACCATCAAGGTGTAACCCTGCTTTGTCTTGCGCAAGGTATTGCCCTCCCAGTAACTGCTACGAATTGATTCTGCGTATAACTGAACACGAGCAAGAGCCATAGGGGCTGACACACGGCCCGCCAAGACATCGCTAGCAAAGCTTTGCAAATAGCGATACTCAGCACGCAATCTTTGACCAATACGTCCGTATTCAGCAGCACCCATATTCTTTCGTCCGCCATAGCCAAGCACTACTGATTGAATATGAGCCCCCTTAATCGCATCCCTCACGCTTAACTGCCATTGATCGATAGTGATGTTTCCATCGACCAACATTCGGGTGAAATTTTTTAAATCTTTACCTAGCTTGTTTACTCTGCCATCTACCAATGAGGACACGGCTTCTTCGCTCATAAACCGCCCAGAGGGGCGCCTAAAGCGCCCCAGTACAGGGTCGTAACTCCACTCCGCGTCTAAGCGCGGCAAACAGTCACTTAGTGAGCTCAACATCATCAGACTCCAGGATGTCTTTAAAGCGGTTAGGGGCCTCTTCTTTCCATTCATTTAAGGCTGCTTCAATGTCAGCTTCATTGACAAATGCCGCTTCATCAATGTCCGCCAAAATCAAGCCTTCAGCCTTAATTGGCTCGATTGCATCCTCTTTCTCTTGAAGCACTTTCCTGTGAATATCTTCAAATGCCTTATGAGTAGAGCATGGCATGTACACGGGACCATCATCTGTCTCGTGGAAATGATGGCCATTGCAACCAAGTCGTTTCGCTTCTACTTCGGCCTCTTCCTTGGTTTTATAGGCATGCGCTGCAAGGTTCTTGGCATCAACCTTGCTGCTGACCATCTTGGCCTCACCCTTGCGATTAGCGTCGGGATCTTTGCGGCGTTTACGCGCAACAACTTGTTTTCGTCCTTCCGTTGACATGTTTTGCGCCTTGGCCTTTGGAAGGCACTTGGGTTTCCCTTCCTTGCCACTGCGATCACCGCAAGGTCCGAGGATTTCTCCGTTAGCCCCAATCCTCACCCATTCCTCTTTAAACCACTTGTCAAGATCATCAGCATGTACTTCGCCGGAATCACTCTTAAAAGCTCCTGACAAACTGCCATTCTTGCGCTTGTACGCAGCCTTGTAGTGCTTGACTACATAAGCACTTGCATAAGCACTTGGCCAGACTTTGAACTTGCTTTTGGCTGCTGCTACAGCAGAACTATGCAGGCTTTTGTCTGTGAATGTTACATCTTCACGAGGGTAGTCAAGGTCTTTGGGTAGAAAGAGCCCGGCCACGTCCTCAACCTCCGTGCTGTCTGCTGCGCCCCGCGTGCCATCAATAGGTAGTGTTCCATTGGACTGGTCAAGAGGATCCCTGCCACCAGCAGGAACATCACCCTTCTCAGCCTTTTCCGGCAGTTCGCGACGGATGGATGCGTCGATTGTCGTTTCAATACTGTATTCAGATTTACCAAAGCGACTGTCTGTAACCTCTTGCGGCGTAAGCACTCCCACTTGAATGTAGCGAGCATCGACAGCAGCCACGCGAGCGCGAACATCAGCCAGCTCTCGCTCATTCATCTCGAATAGTGGCTTCCAGCCAATCCTCCAGTTGTCGGGCATTTTTCCTTTTGTTGGCCCGTTCTTGCTTAACATCACATACTTCATCAGCTTGTAAAGCTGTTTTCTCATATGCGTTTCTTGATAGTGGTGACATGTCTTAGCAAAGTCCCGCTCTTCACTACGACCAGTCGCTCCAAGCCCTGAAGGTGATTGGCCAAAAAGCAATGTGTGAGGAATGCCAGAGGCTCCAATAACATCAAGCCGTAATTTTTCAAGGATCTCAGACACTCCTCCAAACTGACGACTCACGAAAGCCAGTTCTTCCTTTTCGGCGTCAATTGCATACCCTCGGTAGATGCTCTTGCTCATGTCATTAAGCTCCAAGCGATTTCTCACTTGTGACTCTTTGCCAGCCGCCAGCATGGAGGCAAGCCCCTTTACTTTATGGACAAAAACATCAAACTCTGTCAAGAGAGTGGCAATAGAAGAAGTGCCGGTGTAATAGTGCTTAAAGCTCTCGTAAACACTCTGAAGCACTGACATTCCCCAGCCATAGTTCTTCTGCCTCACTCGATATGGCATCCACAAACCATCAAAGCGCAAAATGCGATCTTTGTGAATACGAGATAGGTTTGGCTGCTGAATTAAATCTCCTGAAATAATCTCGTAAAGAGTGGCTTTCGAGTAGTCATACAGGCTTTCTTCTTTAATTACTGGAGCAATCTGATGCCTGTCTAGGCATTCCATTCCCTCCACTGCTCGAATATTTTCAATATCAACAGGAAATTCTGCCGGACGACCGTCGTCTATGTACAAAATTAAAGTACTGCCGCCGTACAGCCTTGAAGTTTTAGCTGCTTCGTTGAAATATTGCAGGATTTCCATGTCCTCGATTGACTGCTCAACGCCAGAAAGCGTCTGAGCATTAACACCTTCCCCACCAAACAGAATCTCAAAACCTTCCCTGGTGCATTCGTTGGCCACTAGGTCCACAATGCGGCGCATCAGCCAATTGGAATAAAGACCCTCAAGGTCTTCCTTGTTCATGAAATCTACAGACTGGACAGTGGTTCTTGTCGTCTTGTCACGACTGGTGCCCATGCCTGTAAAAACGTTCTGCAAGCCGTCAGCTCGCACGTCGGCCTGACCGTTATGGCCCAGATTCACAGCATCACTTCCCGTAATTTCCGCCATTTTTAATCAATAATTCCTTGACATATTCTACGTCGTGTTTATGTTTAATTGACAGCACAACATGCACACAATGGGTCTGCAATGGCAGTTAACTGCAGAGGAGGTGAGCGCAATTCACGCCGAAGCTCAAAGGAGGCAGTCAGTGAATGAGCGTCAAAACCTTAAAGGACGTAATAAAGGAGCAGAGAAAGGCCCATTGGCCTTACGAATGCATGTACTTGGAGCAGGTGGCGAAATGGCAGTAGCCAGCTACCTCAACCTCAAAGACAAAGTCTTTGGCGATGTCGTAGCAAGTCGTGGTTCGCACGACCTTCCTCCTGACATTGACGTGAAGACTCGACCTTTTCATCGCTATGACTTGATTTGTCAGCTTGACGAGAAACCCTCGAAAACGCTTGTGCTAGTCACTGTCGAACGAAAGCGAGTGATTCTTCAAGGTTGGACAAAAGCCTCGGAAGCGATGCAAGAAAAGTGGAGGCAGGAGTATGTAAAGGGTCGCCCTTGCTACTTCATGCCAAAAGAATACTTAAGGCCGATACAATCTTTGAAAGGCTATGTAGACAATGCTCTCTTGTTCTGATTTTGCTAAACACGCTCTAAAGCTTGAGCTATATCCCAAGCAATCGGAAGTTCTTGATAGCTTTTTCTCTGGCAGTTACACGCAGGCCACCTGGGCCTTGGGTCGAAGAAGCGGCAAGACCTTAATGGCGGCAGTTGCTTGTGTGTACATCTGCTTTGTCCTTGAAGATAAGTACAAAAAACGAGTGAGAAAGGGCGAAAAGTGGTACGTCCTCACTGTTGCAAACAGTCAGGACCAGAGTCGCATTGCTCTCAATAACATTCGTCAACTAATTCTCGACAGTCCTTTCGCTCAAGAAATTG